CAAATTTTTTTTCACTTTTTTTTAACAATATACTTAAGTTATTGAAATTGTTAGCTATTTTTTTTTATTAATTTTAGCACATCTTCATATTTAATAAGCAAAACACCATTTTTGCTTAGTTTTATGCCACTTATTTTATTGGCTAGATAGGCCATTCTAATTGTTTGTTTTGACTTATTGGTTAATTTTGCTATAGCTGAGACTGGGAGCCAGGTTCCTTTAGGTAGTGATTCTGCAACATGTGTCTTCTTACGTGAACGTAAATATTTATAATTATTGTTATTATTCATTATTTTCTCCTTATTTTGTGAATTATTCAGTATTTTAATCATTGTGTTAGACTTATGTAGATATGAGTTCTTTTTTTGGTCAATATGGTCTATTCAATATCACATAAATTCATAGCCAAAAGCTAATGGCTTAACTAGGCTTAATGTATTAATCTTTTATCAAAGCATATTTCATTCTTTCTCTATTTCTAAAGCTTTCTTCTTCATTTATTACATAAACAGGTAAAACGATAGTTGCTATTGTTAAGTATCTATGAGCTGTAGAACGGCTTATGCATAATTCATCTGCTAAGTCGTAAACAGTAATGAATTTTCTATTTTGAAGCAAATTAATCGTTGCAAATGCTTTTTCTACTACTCCGGTCATTGGATGCGCCATGTTATCTCTCTTTCATTAAAGTATTTGTTACTAGTATTATACTATAAAATTTATTTTTTTTAAAACTAAATTTAAAAAAAATAAAAAAATAATGTACATTTTTTCTTTGACGATTTATTATATACAAGTAAGATTCTATCTACATCACATAATTAATAATTTGCGAAAGGCAAGGAGATGAAAAATAATGGGAAAAAAGTGAAGTTGAATAGAAGAGAAGCTATGCATAACTTTAAGGGGAAAAAGGTTAATGTACGAGTCGGCGCAAGTAGACAGCTAAAATATAGAGTATTTATTGATGAATATTTAAAGCATTTTAGCGCTATAAAAGCAGCTAAAGCAGCAGGGTATTCTCCAAAAACCGCTAGTGCAATGGCTAATAGCTTATTGCTTGATGAAAGGATAAGTGGCTATATCAAGCGTAGGTTAAGAGACTTATTTAATAAAAACGAATTAACTCAAGATCAAGTAATAGAAGAAGTATCGCGATTAGCATTTTCTAATATTGCAGATTTTGTAGAGTGGGATGGAAATAGTGTGCGCTTAAAGAGTTCGTCTGAATTAACGCGCGAACAAACTGCTTGTATTTTAGAAGTAAGCGAAACGCCAAATGGAGTAAAGTTTAAACTTCATAGTAAAGAAAAATCGTTAGATATGCTTGGTAAATACTTTAAATTATTTAACGAATCTGTAGATATTGGACTTAGCGTTAAAGGCGGCGTGCTTGTTGTACCTGGCATGGCAGAGAATGTCGATAATTGGATGGATCAAGTGTCTGCGTATAAAGATGCAAAAACAATAGATATAGAATCAAATGACAATGAATGAAAGATCAAAACGTTATATGGGTTCCTCAGCCTGGCAGTCAAACTTTATTTTTATCATGCCCGATATTTGAAGTTCTATATGATGGAACTAGAGGACCAGGCAAAACAGACGCTTTGTTGATGGATTTTATTCAACACGTAGGTGTTGGGTATGGCGCAGCATGGCGTGGAATTCTATTCCGCAACACGTATAAGCAACTCACCGATATTAAAGCCAGAACAAAAAAATGGTTTTACCAGATTTTTCCTAAAGCAAAATTCAACGAATCCGATTATGTATGGAAGTTTCCTACTGGCGAAGAGCTTATGCTTCGCTATATTAGGACTAAAGACGATTATTGGAATTACCATGGTCATGAGTACCCATGGATTGGTTGGGAAGAGCTAACTAACTGGGCGTCGCCTGATTGTTATGATTCTATGAAGTCGTGCTGTCGGTCTACTGGGAAAAATATGCCACGAAAATATAGAGCAAACTGTAATCCTTATGGAATTGGGCATAATTGGGTTAAAGCGCGCTTTGTAGACCCTGCTCCTCCTTTAACAGTGATGAATGACTCTGTTGGTAACAAACGAATAAGAATTCAAGGATTTTTGCGCGAGAATAAAATTTTAAAGAAAGAAGACCCAGATTATATTAAGATGATTCAATCTGTTTCGGATCCAAATAAAAGAAAAGCTTGGGTTGAAGGAGATTGGGATATTATCGCTGGTGGAGCTTTAGATGATATTTGGGATAGAGATAAACATGTAATAGATGTGTTTCAAATACCTGAGAGTTGGAGAGTTGACAGGAGCTTTGACTGGGGTAGTAGTAAACCTTTTTCTGTTGGTTGGTGGGCCGAGTCAGATGGTACTCCAGTGCGTTTAAAAAATGGAAGAGAAATTCATTATTGTCCTGAAACTCTTTTTAGAATTGCCGAGTTCTATGGTTGGAATGGTAAACCTAATGAAGGCTGTAGAATGCTAGCTTCTAATATTGCTAGAGAAATCGTTAGAATTGAGAGAGGGTTTGATTTTTACGTTAATCCAGGTCCTGCAGATAATTCTATAAATGATGGTGAAATTGGCAATACAGTTGCAGATGAGATGAAACGATATGGCGTTGTGTGGGAAAGATCAGATAAAAGTCCTGGTTCTCGCGTTGCTGGTTTAAATAAACTTAGAGAAATGCTTGAAAGCGCGACGCAATTTCCTATGGAAACTCCAGGGTTATTTGTTTTTAATAACTGTTCTCATTTTATTAGAACTGTGCCAGTATTGCCGCGTGACACTAGAAGAATTGATGACGTAGACACAGAAGCAGAAGATCACGTATATGATGAAACTCGCTATCGCATTATGAAACGGGATTATGAAGTAGAGCAATTTCAAATTGTTGATTTTTAATTAAATTTCTTAAATGGTAGTATACATTGAAAGGAGAATAATTATGAACAATGCAATCCCAATGGACGTGTATAGTTTCATGTGCGATGAAATGCCACATTGTCAGGACGTATGTGATGATAATTGTACATCATGTTTAGGAGAAGACATAACGATTGATATGGATGATTTTAGTAATTATTTTGGTTTGACAAATGAAGACACTCTTTGTTTAGCTAAACATGCTAAAAAAGTAATTTTAAATAGGAGAAGATTATGTCTATAATTTATCAAGTGATTTCAAAATATGTAAATCAAACTGTTTTGTTGATTATTATATGCATTTGTCTTGGATGGCTAAGTTACGATTACACTAAAAAGTGCTTTGTTACTCAAACTACGTTGGCAGCAATGCGTGAAAATTTATATTCAAAAATAACTAAAGGAGATGCGTCGCAAAGGCTAGATAATCTTTATCTTCAGCGATCTATAAATGAGAAAATGATATGGGACATTGAAGAGCGATTAGAAAAAGCAACAGATCGCTCAGTAAAAAATAAATGGTTACAAAGACTTAAGAAATTAGAAAAAGAATGCGATACAATAAATAAAGATATTAAACAACAACAAATGATTATTAATCGATAGGAGATAAGACAATGCCAATAGATACCGAACACCCAGAATTTTCTAGTTATAAGCACATATGGAAGAAAGCAGAAGATTTTTATGAAGGTGAAGATGAAGTAAAATCTGCTGGCACTGAATATCTTCCAATGCTCACAACTTCGCAAAGAGCGTCTTCGTATGAAAATTACAAAGAACGAGCTCTTTTTTACGATGCAACTTTTAGAACAGTGCAGGGGTTAACTGGATTGGCTACTTGGAAACCGCCTGTAATCGATGTGCCAGACGCGATGCAATATTTAATTGATTTAGAAAGCATAAAACAGTCTGTTAGAAATGTTTTAAAAACTGGTCGTTATGGTCTTTTAGTTGATCGTAATAGCGATGGCGATGAACCATACATTACATCATATAACGCGTCAAGTATAATTAATTGGCGTGAAGACGAAAAAGGTCTTGTACTCGTAGTATTAAAAGAAAACGAATATGAGCCTTCGATTGATG